GGATATGTTGCAGATGAAAACGGAAACCGCTTTAAAATATTATCAGTAGCGATGATAAATAATCATAAACGATTAATTGATAGTAATGCAGAGTTATTGTTGGCGGGAGATGTTAATAATATCGGAAAAAAATTATATACGATATGATTTAATGAAAAAGAGTGTGTAAGAAAAAATTAAATATAAATTAAATATTAAAAGCACGTCTTATGGCGTGCTTTTTTGATACACTGAAAGGCGGTGATAGTGTGAGAGTAGGCACAACATACACATAGAAGCAAGGAATGGTGATCCGATTATCTCCCTGTTAGACGTGGGGTTATACGTCTTATTTTTATACAATTTTTCAGAAAGGAATGATTTGAATGGCAGATACAGCAGAGCAAACAGAAAATCAAGAGCAAGAGAAGTCCACAGAGCAGAAGCCTTCCGAGCAAAAAAGCGACGACAATCAAAAGGCGATTGATGAAGCGATAGCTAAGGCAAAAGCGGAGTGGGAAAAGAACCTTGAACAAAAGCTAAAGGACGCTGAAAACGAGGGCATGAGAAAAGCCAAAATGACAAACGAGCAAAGGCAGAAAGAAGCGGACGACAAGGAAAGGGCAGAATTTGAAAAGGCAAAGGCAGAGTTTGAACGTGAAAAAATCGTTGCATATGCCGAAACGGAACTTGCCAAAGTCGGATTGTCTGCCGAGATTGCAAAGTACATCATAGCAGAGGATAAGGATAGCACAAAGACGGTTATTGACAAGATAAAAGAAAGCTATGACAAAGATGTACAAGCAGGTGTTACCGAGCGTTTAAAGGGCAAAACACCGAATTTAAACGGTGGCAGTGGCGGTCACAACACAGGCAGTTTTATGGACATAATCAGAGAAAATCAGAGATAAGGAGTGAAGTGTAAATGAGTTATTTGAAAAATGAATTGACAGGTTTTGTGCCTGTCGAGCAAGCAACAGACATCATCAAAATGGTGACAAGGGGTTCAAGTGTTTTAAGAATGGCGAAAGTCGAGGAAATGAAACACGAGAAAAAGAAGTTTAACGTACTTACAGACGGTCCGGGTGCTTACTGGGTCGGTGAGGGTGAAAGAATTAAGACAAGCGGTGCTACTTGGATTCACCCTGAAATCGAGGCTAAGAAGTTAGCCGTTATTATTCCGGTAACAAAGGAAAAGTTGGAAGATACGACTATCAGCGTATTTGAAGAACTAAAGCCGGAAATCGCAGAGGCATTTTACAGAGCGATTGACGCGGCGTGCATTTTCGGTACAAATTCACCGTTCAAGACAAACATTATGAACGCTATCGACAGTAAGCATATGGTTGTTACGGACAATGCAAATATTGATATTGCTATGTCTGACGCAATGTCGATGATTGAAGAAAACGGCTATGACCCGTCGGGATTTATCGGTCGTATCGGTGTTAAGAATATGCTGAGAAAATTGCGTGACGCAAACGGCGCACCTGCATATGTCAACGGTACAACAGGCGGTGAGCTGTACGGTCAGCCTATCGAATTTGTGCGCAACGGTGCGTGGGACAACAAACGTGCCGATATTATCACAGGTAACTTTAAGTATGCCGTTGTCGGTATGCGTGCCGGTATCAACTATGAAATCTTGACGGAGGCTACACTTCAAGGCACTCTTGACAGTGACGGTAAACCGCTATCACTTGCGGAGCAGGATATGGTTGCAATCAAAGCTACTATGCGTTTAGGTTTCCTTGTGGTTAAGGACGACGCATTTGCCGCATTTAAGAACGGTGTTCCGACGATGGGTGAATTGGACGTTGAATCGGTTGCCGGCACAACAGGCAACACTGTTATTACGGTATCGCCAAAGCCTATCGGCGGTCACAAGTTGGTTTACAAGACTGCCGCAAGCACCGCTCCAAGTGTTGCGTATGACGACGATTTGTCGAAGTGGACAGAGTTTAACAACGGTGATGAAATCACTGCGACAAACGGTCACAAGATTACAGTTGCGGAAGTTACCGCAGACGGAAAGGCGAGAAAGTCGGGTACTGCCGACGTTGTAAGCGGTGAATAATATGGAACAGTTGGGGACACTAAAAATGTTGTTGGGAATTAAGGACGACGAGCAAGACAGCTTGTTGTCCTTTTTGATTGAGGACACGGTTAATATGATTATGGCGTATTGTCATATTGATGTACTGCCTCGTCAGCTTGAAAGCCTTGTTCCGAAGATTGCGGCGGATATGTACAGGGCGAAAGGTTACGGGGACAGTAAAAGTCCCGAAGTAGTCAAGAGCATAAGTGAGGGCGAACGTTCTGTGACATATACCGAAACCGACAACGATAAGATTTTCAGCAACTATTATAAACGCCTTGATCCGTTCCGTAAACGAAAGGGGCGTGTTCCGAGTGACATCAGTATTCAGTGATTTTTACGATAAAACTGTTATAATCGCAGAATATGAAATTGACGACTATACAGGTAAAACCGAAAAGACTGTATTGTCCGAAATTAAAGCCGATGTACAACCGTACAGTGGTGGCAGAGCAAGAGAGCAATACGGTTTAGATATAGAATGTCAAATGCGTATGTTCTGCGATATGTCAGACGATGTAAAGGTCGGTAACAGGGTTGAATATGATGGCGACATATATGATATAACATATGTGCAGAAATGGGACAGCGGTTTGGTAGCAATGCTCGAAAGGAGTAGGCTGAAATGAATTTTTCAATCGAGGGGATAGACAACGTTGTTGATAAGCTGACACAGTATGCGTCGGGCGATAAGATACAAAAAGGTCTTGCCCTTGCCGGTGAGGTTGTAAGAGGACACGCAGTGTCAAATTGCCCTTTTGATACAGGACGACTTAGGGGCAGTATCGTAAGCCAAGTGGACGGTGACAGCGTTGCAATCGGTCCGACTGCCGATTACGGCATTTATGTTGAATTCGGCACGGGCTCAAAGGGCGACAAATCTGTTTCGCATACGTCAAAAAGACACTGGACGTATTACAGTGGCGGTCGATTTTACACAACGTCGGGTCAAGCACCACAGCCGTTCCTCGTACCTGCACTGAAAAATAACATCAGCGAGATAATCGCTAAGTTTAAGGAGGTGTATAACTCGTGAAACGAGTTATAGCGAGCAAATACGAAGTATTTGTGTTAGCGTAGGGAGGGTGATACGGTGTTTGATATTGGTTTGGAATTACGGGATATTTTAAAGCAAATAGACGGTGTAAGTGTATGCTTTGCATATCCCGATAATTTTAATAAATTGCCCGCAATAGCATATTACACGCTAACGGACAAAGGCTCAATGTCATATGACAATACGGTCGTTACGAATGATACGACTGTTCAGATTGATATTTACGCCGATTATCCGCAAACGTGTTTTGAATTGTCGGAGAAAGTATATAAATTGCTTACGGATAATGAATATTATCACGAAATGACAATGGACGTACCTAATCCCGACGACAAGAGTATAAAACATAGGACAATGAGATTTACGAAAGTAGTAGAAAGGAATGATTGATTTATGGCAACAGGAAAAGAAGTAAGAGGTAAGGTTATAACGGGTGTAGAACGCTACACATTTTTTGAAGTTGAATCGGATACGGCAGAGGGTATTACATATAAAGAGCCGTGTCACCTAAGAGGTACCGTTGAAATAGCTCCGACAGACGCAGGCGGTAGTGATGTTTTTGACGCAGACAATGGGGCGTATGATGTAGTAAGCTATGTTGAAAAGTTGGGACACGAATTGACAAACGCCGATATTCCACCTGAAGTCGACGCAATGTGGCGCGGATTGGAATTGAAAAACGGCGTATTAAGTTTCACTGATAATGGTAAGACAGTATATTTCGGTGTAGCGTGGAAAGTAAAAATAAAAGACCCAAACAAGTCGGGATTCAGATATATCAGATATAGAAAAGGCTCATACAGTTTTGGTTCCCACGTTGGAGCAAAGACAGCTCCGTCAAGCGGTGCGCCTGAAAGACAGACGGCAAAAGCAACATTTACAGCTGTTAAGCCTGATTATAACAATGTATACTATGATGTTATTGATGAGTGCGATTTGCCGGAGGGTGTAACAGTAGAGGAACTTGAAGAAAAGTGGTTTACCGATATGAATTGGTATCCTGTGAAGAAAGAACTTTAAGACAAGGCACGCCGAAAGGCGTGCTTTTTTCGTATAGAGAGGAGCGAGTAACAATGCAAAGAGTATTAACATTTGTACACAACAAAAAGAAGTATGTATCAAAACCGTGGTGTTTCGGTGCGGCAACGTTGGTTGAAAAAGAATATATGGACGTTGCAGAGGGTGAAAAAGTAACGGCTACGTCGGTATGTGCAGATGCCGTTGACTATCTGTTTGAGGGTACAGAGGCGACACAAGATATTTTGGACACGGCTGTTTCAGCAAAAATGAGAATGTGTCGTGAAGTTATGAAGTGGTTTATGGACGATTTTACGGGAAAAAACGAGGAAAGCCTGCCGGAGCAGGCAACCGAAAAGGAAGATTAAGCGATTTATATGGGACAATGCTGAAATATCACGGTATATTGCCGAATGATTTGGCAAAACAAGACCCAAGATTATTACTTGCAGTTATAATCGAGGACGAGGAAGAAGAATATACGGGAAATGACCCGTATTTAAAAATGTTTTATGGAATGTAGTGAGGTGATTTGTAGTGGCTGACGCGGCAGAATTAGTAGTAAGAATAAGAGGTGATGCGTCCGACTTAGAGGCGACAATAAGCAGTGTTGAAAGTGAATTGTCAAAATTGGAGCAGACGCAAAGCAAAAATAATAATACAAGTACAAAAGGTCTTACGGCATATAAAAAGCAAATGCAAGACGCACAAACCACCTTGCAAACAAGCCGTACGGCATTGACGAATACAAAAAAAGCGTATGAGGATAACGTCAAGTCTGTAAATAAAAATGTTACGGCACTGAAAGCGCAGAAAACGGAATTAGATAAACAAATTTCTTTGCGTTCAAATGAGAAAAGGTTGCTGACAGAGGCGAACAAAAGTCTTGACAAAAACAGTGTTTCGTATAAAGACAATCAAAAGGCATTGAATTGGGTAAATACCGAGATTGAGGCATACACAAAGCAAAGTCAAAGTATATCCGATTCTATTCGTACGCAAGAGGCGGCATTGTCGGGAAGTAAAAAGGCATATACCGACGCACAAGCAACCGTCAAAAAAGCAACAGAGCAATACGAGGAATATGAGAAAGGCTTAAAAGCCGCTGAACGTGCAGATGAGTCGCAGAACCTACAGAATACAGGTAAGCGGTGGAAAGAAGTCGGTGAGGGTATAGATACTGTAACTAAACCGTTACAGTATGCGGCGACTGCACTTGCCGCGGGCGGTGTTGCGAGTGCCAAGTTTGCGATAGATTTTGAAAACAATTTCGCAAATGTAAAGAAAACTGTTGACGGTACACCTGAACAGATTGAAAAGATTAGGCAAGAAATTATAGATATGACGACTGTCGGAATAAACGGACATTCTGCCATTCCTGAAACAACGGCAGAATTAACCGAACTTGCGGCGGCAGGCGGTCAGTTGGGTATAAAAACTGAAAACATATCTAAATTTACTGAAACAATGGCAATGCTCGGCACTGCTACAAATCTGTACGGCGAAGAGGGTGCGGCAACACTTGCAAAGTTCGCAAACGTTACAAAAATGGACCAAGAAAATTTTGACCGTTTGGGAAGTTCAATAGTTGATTTGGGTAACAATTTCGCTACAACAGAATCGGATATAGCTAATATGTCTATGCGTTTAGCTGGTGCAGGTACACAAATCGGATTAAGTCAAGCCGACATATTAGGTATAGCAACCGCATTGTCAAGTGTTGGTATAGAGGCTGAAATGGGTGGTAGTGCGTTCAGTAAGGCTATGATTGCTATGCAAATGGCAACTACAAACGATTATACGCAGGTTAATGACGTTATGAACAAAACAGGAATGTCATTAAGAGATTTGCAACTACTATCCGCAAACAACAGCAAAGACTTCAAGTCATTGGCTGATGGTTTAGGCTACACAAGCACCGAACTAAATTCAATGATTTCGTCAGGCGTACAATTAGAGAATTTCGCTAAAATCACAGGAAAGACAACAGAAGAATTTAAGAATTTGTTCGATTCATCTCCTGCCGAGGCGATAGACGAATTCATCAAAGGTCTACAAAATGCCGACGGTGCAGGTGAAAACGCAATCAGTATGTTGCAGGATATGGGATTTACCGAAGTGCGTTTGCGTGATTCTTTGTTACGTTTGGCAAACAGTGAGGCAGGTATCACCGAGGCGGTAACACGTTCAAATACAGCATGGAACGAAAACATTGCATTGCAGAACGAGTTTGACGCAAAGGCTGAAACAACTGCGTCACAGTTGTCAGTTACCAAAAACAATATTGTTGAGGCGGCAAGAAGTATCGGCGAAACAATGTTGCCGTCAATAAAAGACGCAAGCACCACAGTAGCTAATTTTGCAAAAGGATTGTCGCAAATGTCAGACGAACAAAAACGTGCTGTTGTTAATACGGGTGCGACAGTTATTGCGATAGGTGCTATTTCAAAAGTCAGTGCCGGAGCAATCAAAGGTGTTGGCGGAATTGTTGAGGCAGTAGGCAACATCAAAAAGGCATTTTCAGCAGGCGGAGCATTGGCGAAGTTTGCACCGACATTGACAAGTATCGGTGCGGCGGCAGGTCCTGCCGCATTAGCTGTTGCCGGTATTGCTACAGCGGCTATAGTAGGAAAAGTTGCATATGACAAATGGTATCAATCGCAATACAGGTGGAGCGAGGGACTATCCAAGGGTAATGAAAAGGTCAAAGAAAGCCTTGAAAAATACAAATCGCTGAATGAAGTACAGGGGCAAATCAAATCGTTAAAAATGGTTATTGAAAGCCCCGAAAGCAGTCAAGAACAAGTTGACAATGCAAAAAGCAAGTTAGAAGAAATAAAGGAAATGCTATCGCAAGAATATAATCTTGTAATCAATTCCGATAATTCTAATTTGGACGACGCTGTTGAACAAGTAACCAAACTGTCTAAAAATGAATTGCAGTCTAATATCAATAAGCAACGTTCAGAACTATCAAATCTAATAAATAAAGACGCAAAATACAAAGAGGACCGCCAAATCGCGGAAGATAACTATAACAAAGAATTAGCATTACAGACGAAGTATTCAGAGGCTAAATCAAAAGTTAGTGACATAACTGCAAAAATTTCAAAAAATGAAATAACTGCGGCGGAGGGCTACAAAAAAGCACAAGAAATTTATAAAGAAGTTTCCGGACACGCATACGAAAACGGCACAACAGACCAATCAATGAAGAATGCGCAAGGCGTGTTATCGTCTATTGCGGCAAATTATTCGGTAGCAACAACAGAAGCCAAAAAGTATTACGACCAAGTACAGGCTTTGGACAAATCTCATAAAGAACTACGCGACGTATCAGAAGAACTGGCAAACTATGAAACTGAATTAATTAAAATATCTGCATTAAATCAAGACGGCGCCGGAATTGAACAATCCCTAAAGGATATGAAAGAATTTATCGACGTCGGTAAATTAGATATGAACAGCTATGCACAGTCGGCGGCGTTGGCTATGAATGGTATAGAT